CTTCTAAGATGCCTTTAAGCTCTTTGAGACCACCATAGTCAGCTGCCCAGTTGCGTACATCTAGGTTGTCTGTGCCAAAGTAAAACTTCATGCTAAAGGCATAGCCGTGTATTAGATTACAGTGACTATCTGCTCGCCACTGTCTGTACGCACATGGAAACGAATTGTGATATTCTTTTGTGCTTGTGTATCGGTATTGACGTGGGATTGGTACTTGTATGTGTTCCATTATTTTTCCTTATCTTGGTGCAAAGTCTTGTTGCAGTTTAATATTATCCATAAACTCTTTTTTAGTTGCTGGATCGTCTTTAAACGCACCTTTCAACACTGTGGTCTGTGTCAAGCTGCTGTGTGCCATAATACCGCGATTCTCACAGCAACCATGCGTGGCCTGGATATAAACACCCACATTCTCGCTGTCAGTGGCTCGCATTATTTCTCGGGCAATGTCGTTGCAGAGTTCTTCCTGCAACGTGCCGCGGCGAGCACACCACTGAGCGATACGAGTATACTTGCTGAGGCCAATAAGTTTATTGGCAGCGATGATCCCGATGTAAGCCACACCAACCACAGGTTGATGATGATGACTACACATAGAACGTAGCTCACTGCGGACAACAAGCATGCCTTCATAACGATCTGCTGAATCATTTGGAAAAGCCGTTGCATCTGGTGCTGTATCATATCTTCCTGCCATAATTTCATACACATACATTTTAGCTAATCTATGTGCAGTACCGCGACTGTTGGGATCTGTTACAGTATCAATAATTAGACTTTGTAACACATCTTCAAATTTCAGTGCAATTTCGTCTACTAATTGAGTCTTTTCTTCTTCTGTAATGTAAGCAGAAATGTTGTCTCCTGCCCAAAATCTTTTGCCGTCATTGTGTAAACGCTGACGAATTACTTGTGATAAATGTTTTTCTTGCAATGTATGTCTCCGAGTTAGAGCCGAGGATGGCTAGTCATATGTTGTATTGTACAGAGTATTTAGGCTGTAGTCAACTAATAATATTAATTTTGCGTAAGTCTGGATAGACTTGTGTAGTAATACCTGTCGAAATTTCTTTCAGTCCTGCAATGCCAGCTGCACAAGTTTCCAATGTTGGGCAGTAATGAAAGCCCTGATAGATCACTTCTTGGTCTTGCCAGGGTGTGATCCTAAGATCCCTGCCGTCGCTACGCATACAACTCAATGCCAGATAATCTGCTGGGTTGTCTAACAAGATGGCACCAGCTTTGCCCAACTCTAAGGGTTTGCCATGCCCAAAACTTAGACATTGCAACTGCCCCGCACGATACATGTTGGGTTCTAATCTACGAGCCGAATCCCAGATGCGAGTATTATAGAAACGGTACTCTCCGATGCTGTGCCAGTACTCCAGTCGATAATGATAGGATATATCCAATTGATGCATCAACTGAGGAATACTCAAGTAAGTGAAAGGAGTAAACTCACAATACCTGACTAATTCAAATCGTAAACAAAGTTCAATAGCATGGGTGCAACCGTCTGTGACAACTGCATACGGTGCACCTGTATATTCAGCTAATGCAGATTCAAAATCAAAGAGCTGTTGGAAACTCATGTTATTAAATTTTTCTAACAGGATACTTGGCTTTGGCAACATGATCGCGATACTTTGTACTTGAACGTATCCATCTAAAGGCTTTATCACGGGCATCTTTATTAACAGGATCAAGTCCTACTAATATGTCAACAATACGATCAATTGTACCATTGTTCCAATCGCTAATCAAGCCCATGTTGTGATGCGGTGCATTTAATAATAGCTTGAGTTTTTCGTAAGCATCATCTTCTGACCATGGAATGTACAGTCTATTGGGATCATTGGCAAAGGTTTCTGGAAATGATCTATAAGCTGGATACAAGACATTGCACCCCAGGGTGTCTGCTTCACTTACTGTGTTAGAAACCCAATCTTGCAATGCACAGTTAAACAACACACGACTGTCATTGACCAACGCATAATATTCATTCTTGTTTAAGTTTTCGTGAATTTCCAATTTGCCGGCTGCAGCCATTGCACGGGCACGTTTGACATATTCTGGATTGTTACTGCGTAATGGACCGCCGGAGAAGATAGCAAAGGTAACATCCGTATTGGTTTCTTGGAAACGTTCTGCCAAGTCCATGTAGAACCCGGGCTGTTTCTCTTGATCAAAACGTGCAGCAAAGCCTACTCTGCGTCGACGTGCTGCAAATGGTCGAATATTGTCAGCACCGCCAATGCGTTCCAGCACTTCGTCTTTGCCAAATGCCAATCCGGAAATATTGTAGATCGGAGCTGTCCAACCTGCAATCTTCATGTGTGCTACCATTTCTTCATTAGTCGCAAGTACGCCTGTGACAAACTCGTTGACCATTTTTTCATAAAGTCCCATCCACTTTTGCATACCGCACACATGAACAAAGTCATCAGGATCAATGGACTGAGCAAGACATCTAACGTATACGAGAGGGCGGTGCTCCTTAGGAACTTGGTCCATAATGTAAGGCAAACTTTCAATGCCCGGCTGAAACATGTCTTCAAAGTAGATAACATCCGCACTTGTGACTTCTCCTTGTTGCATTAGCTTGACCAGGTTCATCATTTGGCTCATGCCAAAGTAACTGCGACCGTGTGCGTCTAACACTTGACCCACACTAATTTTCTTACTGTTGTCAAGATTGAGGCCAGGAACATACACAACATCAAGACCGCGACGTTCAAATACACGTCGATTCCATTCTGTTAGTTGTAGAGTGTAGCGAGCTTCATAAGACTCCAATCCCATGTAGTATAACTTACGCATGTTTATCGGCTCCGCGAACTGTCTTGGAACCACATGTCTTTGACATGCTTGCCCTGCAGACTTTTGTTAAATTGTTGATACGCATAGCTTTTCCAGTTGTATAGATCGGCTTCGTTAAACTTGTACCCGTATGTACGACAAAAGTCCAAGTATTGCTCGAGGTCCTCGAAGATTTGTGCTACTTTAGGATTAGCTTTAATTGATGGCTTGGCCATTTTACTTCCTTAGATTGAAACAGTTTGATAGGGGCGATGAGTATTGTATTTTATCAAGCAGCCGTTCTCACCATCCTCGGCTACTTCTATCCAGACATTACGTCCAGGATATTTCCCGGCAATCTGTAAGTACAGATCATCTGCAATCATTTCGCAGCTCTTGTAGTCAAGTGCTAAAACGGAATTCTTAGTATTGTTATCGGTTCCACGATAAAGGTTTTCCAGCCAGCGTTTGAATTGGATGAACTCGATTTCTCTGTCGTTGTGCCAGACGTCAATCCACACCCTGAAATGAAAAATGTGACGATGAGGAAAACCAAGAAACGATACATCATATTCATCTCCCGTGGCCAACATAGGATCTGTCAAGGCCGCAGGATATTTATGTATACCTTCTTTTTGGAATTGTACGAATATCATTCTACTTGCATTTTGTTTTATTCTTTCAACAATTTCACGCTGTTCTTGATTCATTTTGGTTTAGGTCCCGATTTACGTTGAGTAAGTGCCGCTAATCTTCTTGCATCAGACCACGGCTTACCTTTCAATTTTACACTTTTTTTAATACTACTGTCAATACTCATTGGCACATTCATTTTAGAATCTCTAATTTGTTGTTTAGTTTTTTCGCTATGCAATTTGCCTTCCATACCCGACTTCAGAGTTCCATTTTTAATTTTAGTTGCAATAATTTTTTTCTTTGTCTCTTCTGATAAAGTTTTACCCATATGAGCTTTGGACAAGTTTTTTCTGTGCTCTTCAGTTTTAACTCTGCCTTTCCACGAAGGGGGTCTTGCATCGTCTAAAATATTTGTAAGTATTCCGGTACCGTCGATAATTTTTCCGTAATGCTTGATTAATTTTGTTTCCGCATTATATGCAACATTCTCATCTTGTATATTACTCACAAGTATCTGTATTACTGGTTCAACTCCATTACGTCTTAGCTGTACTATGCGTTGCCATCTGAGTTTATTTTCTTTACCTCGGCGTTCTGTTAAATGGTCTTTATGCCTATTATTAGCAGTTTTACCTTTGCCGATGTAAAATAATTGATCTCTAATCGGGTCGTACAATCCGTAAACATAATACATACTAATCTCCTAGTATGTTTATTTATGAAAACTAACCCAAATTATCATTGTTGCGGTCTCCGTAAAAATTCCCAGGATACAATTCGAGCGATAGCAGCAGCTTTATCCTCAGTTTCATCAGGAATGATATGATGTTTAGTGATGCTACGATCATTCTTGCTATCGTATGTTCGTACTTCTACAATCATACCACCTTCGGCTGCTGCCACTTTAAAATTGATAGGGCGGGTCAGATCAATTTCTTCACTGACGCAAACAACTGAGTCTCTTTCCATCACGTTGCTGCCGCTTAAACTGTTTAGACCTTTAATCTTCTTGTCCAGGTAATCCTGTTCGGCTTTTAGCTCAGGATACACAACTCCTGCACGATGCCAGCACCAACGTGCTTTACGATAAAACCATTTATCTAAAAATTTCATGCTATTACTTTATCCTTTGTGTATCGAGACCATGCAGTATAGCGGTCTCTATTTTGTAAGTCGTGTAGGTTGTGACACCATACACCTGGATTGGTTGCTGCAAAGTCCCGATCGTCTAGTTTGATTGTGGCATTGTATCCCAGCAGTTTCATGTAAGGTAACTTGACACTGATCATAGGGATAAAATTATCATATTCAACTAATCGCGATTCAACAAGCCCTTCGACACAAACGACATCAAGATCAAGCGTACACATAAATTTGTGACGAGATTCAAGTAGTGGGACGATCATGTCTTCCCACTGCTTCCATGTGGCATGATCGTCTGTGTTTATGTTAGGGAAACTTTGATTAGCACCAAAGTAAATATGCTCACATCGACAATTCAACGCTGTATCTTCAAGATCCATAGTTGGTGTTTTTAATCCTACAACAAATAATGTAGGCATTCCGTAGGCAGGAGTATGTTCTACTTCTGTGCCGAGAAATATTTTTACCTGTTCGTGCCCTGCTCGGTTCATATGCTTTCTTCTAATTTGTCTAGTTGCACAGCGTCGAGTTCATCTACAGAGATTTCCTCTTCGTCGACATCAAATAGTGTGTTAAATTGACTGTGTGCGTTGACTGCACGTTTTCCGGTAAAGCCGCGTGTTCCTACCACCCGTTCCCATACTTTAGCATGATCTACAATAATTTGCAAGCTCTTCTGGCGATCCTTGGCAGCAAATATCCGATCAATAATCTTAGCTACGTCGTAATCAGGATCGAGTGGATGCACCATCATGTCAGGACATACACCCGAATCAAACATACGGTTAGCACGTTGTACCGATTCAATATGTGTCCAAACATTGTGACCCATAAGCAAGGCATAGCTAAAACTATCCCAACTTGTACGCCCTTCCTTACCAATCTTATTAAGATCACCGGGCTTGTAATAACACACGTCCGAAATCTTCATACGACTTGTAATTGGGCTATCTTCAAAGTGGGGATGAATTCCATCTTGTCTAACTGCATCACCAAACGATCTTGAGTCTGTAGCATACTTCTTATCGTCAGCAGTGGGGCTCATGTTATAACTCCACTTCCGACGATTTTCAATGGTAATGTTGTGGTACAGTTGTCCGTTTGCTGTGGCCAAGAATGGACTGGCACAGTCAAAACTAATAGTAAAGTTAGGATTGTGATACTGTCTAACACTACGTTGAATAACTGTAAGCAGCACGGCCCATTCCAATTTACTTGTGCCCAAGAAATGCATCCAATCGTGAATGCCAGGTTCTAACAAGTGATCATGTATCAAGTGTACCAAGCGTTTAAGAACTAACTCAACGTCGCACATGTTTTGACCTCCCATACCCCAACCATTGAAGTGTTTGGGATACTTGGCGGGATCACAGTAGTCTTTCATGGTGTCGTACCAAAGGTCTGCTTCGTTGTGATTACCGCCTTGCAGAACGTTTAGAATTTTGGTTTCACCGTAGCGATTGGCCATCCAATATTCGTTGTTGTACTTGGTTGCCGAGACCGCATCGTCATAACTGTGAATGCCGCATAAGGCTGCTGCCTTGGGATCACGATAAGTCCAAGTGGGAATATCCATTGTCATACCGTGTGTGGCAATGCCCATTTGCCACTTCAGCACAGCTTCGCGCTTCTTCTCTGCTGCCTTATCTTTAGGATCAGCCCAACGACCTGGCCATACACCTTTGGCAATCTGGAACCCGCCGGAGTCGGCCAACATGATAGTGTTGGGGTCTCTGTTGCGAACCATATCTTCTTTGGCTACAAACTTGGACAAGTCCAAGTCAGCGTGTCCTGCACTATACAAACTGTATCGGTACGGGAACAAACTTTTCTGTGGATTCAACCAGTTGAGTTGTTCCATGTCAGGAATGCCTGCCGGCATACGTGCAGCATCGATGTAATTTTCGGTACGCTGACGCCCTACATAGTTGGCATAAAAGCTACTGATAGCCGGAAGGAATACAGCGTAGTCTTGTTGATTGGCTGTAAAATCGTGTTGTTCGGTCATTTTTGCTGTGCAGGCATGATGTAATTGTATTCAGCAATACCAGAATTCACAGTAATCTTTGCTGCACCATCATCGCTGATACGAACAATCTTGTCACCAGTGAGATCCATGATGCTGATAAACTGCTTGACCGGCCATGCCCATGAGCGTTTAAGCACACCTGAGATACCGTTTTGGAATACAAACTCGCCGGCATGTGTTGAATGATCGCCAAAGAAAAACTTCAAATCAGAACCGTCTGTTTTGGCTTTGAAGTTAAGCTCTTCACTGTTAGCACTGGCCTGCATCTTAAGGCGTTGAATCCCGGCTACCATTGGTTCAAACTCGATATGCCAAGTAACGCCACGGAACTTAGGCGACTTGAGTTTTTCTGCAACAATCTCGGCAGTCATAAAGCGATAGTCGTTCTTAAAGTCCTTGGCAGCATTTTGAAAATGCAATCCAACTGGCATTTGCTCGCCGTTGCGATCCTGACGTACTACTGCGATATTGGCATTCTCCTTGTACTCTTGCAAGTTCAACAAGATTTTAAGTTTAGATAAGTTGGGCATACCAAATGTGCCAACAAAATCTGCAACTGGTACCAAAAACTTGCCTTCAATGATGACTGAACGATCTTCTGCAACGCCATTGATTAAAGTTTCGTTAGCATCGCCGGTGATTTTAATTGTGTCAATACAGCCCAAGTCGTATGTGTGTCCTACTAAGTCTAGCAAGTGATCTCTCATTGTGTTTTCCTTTGATGATATTTAGATCTGTAATAGATAATTGTAATATTTTTATTGACCAATGTCAACTACTTTGGCCAAGCTTTGACCACCTCTAAGGGAGGTCATTTGCCCAGGTCTCTTCAGCTCGACCCAGGTTGTACTATTGCTCATTCGATATCGTTGTCTCACCTGATATCCCACCGAGTGAGCATGTGCTAAAACTGTTCGCCCGGGAGTATAACACATGAAATTGCGTTCAGTCATGGCTGTAGCTCCGGCATAGTCACAGTCGTTGAATGTAAATGCTAGAACACCGCCGGGTTTAAGTTTGCTGTAAATTTCAGTCAAATATTGATTGATAATTTCCTGCGGTTTATAGTCGAAAAAGTTATAAACCAAACAGAACCCAAATTGACTGTCGGGTAGATGTTCCAGTATAGCACCGTCCACACTTTCTGCAACGGTATAGGTACGCAATCGACGTTGATACTGATCGTTGAATCTCAACACAGCAGGCTCCAATAACTCTGGTATAGGTGCCACTAGATATAAAGGATCATGTCCCACAAGGTAAGTGATCCATTCTTCATGACCTGGATGTATAATCATACCAGCATGATGCCAATCGCCATGTGCTTGAATACGGGCAGTGATATAACTAGCCACTTCGGGTGTTATTTCAATGCGACGATTCAATATGTATTCAGCTGTGTCATGAATCATTTCTTGGCTGTACAGTCTATAACTTTCAGCGAAGTATGCTGGTTCCATTTGCTGTATCAAGTAAGAAATTTCTTCTTTGATATCTTCTACTGTGCGTTCAAAATGATCAATACTGCCCAGGACATTCTTGTAGTCTTGGCTCAATCGATCTACCAGGTGAGTAAATTCTACATCACTTGATTTGACTGTGTGCAACAACGGTGCCAGACGATCGTGAGCTATCAACACACCATTCAAGGGGGTAGCTTCATCTAATCGATTACGATAAGCAATTATATCACTTAGTTTCATTTAGAACTCAAACAAACTTTCAAACGTATTGCTAGTATTGGTTGCTGACGCTAGATCCCAATCCAGAACACCTAGTAAGTTATCAACTTTACCGTCAATAACTGTGGCTTCCATTTCAGAATCATTGAACGGCAGTTCTGTAAACCACTTGGGCAGATGCTTTTCGTCTGTGGGATATCCAATACTGGTCCATCCCAGAGGATTCTGACGCAGTTTACATACAATAGTTTTCATACCATCTGTAATGGCCAGACTGTAGTTATCCCCGTTCATGCGACGCATGTTGTTCCAGTTGATGGCTGCACGGACATGTCCTGGCATATTGGCTCGACCTTCTTTGTCTTCTTTCTTGCCGTACATGGTCAAGTTATTGACACGCTTGGGCGAACCTTTTTCCCAACCTGGTCGGTCTTTAAACAGGTACTTAAACTCACGGATCTTCTCTACAATAGGATCCTTGCTGGCACCGTTAAGAACATCATTGAGAATATCGCTAAGAAACTCTTGGATGACCTTAGGCGTATCAGTACGCTTGAGATCCAAGCCCATTACCTTAACTTTGCCAGGCTTGCCTGCTACATCATATCGTTTGCCATCCTTGTCGTAGAACAACACAGCATAACGTTTCTTAGTAATAAACAGGCCCTTACTGGCAACAATCTCACGACTACCTTGGATGATTGCACCCATCTCGCGTGGACAATGAAATGAACGTTCCATAAAACCAGGAAAGCTAAGGTTGACTTGTTCGGCAATACTGTTGTACAAGGCAATAACAGTATCCTTATCCCAGGTCATATGTCCCGCATCAATCTCTTTCTTCAACAGAGGATACGCTGAAAAATAACAACTGTCAGTATCGCCGTATATAATTGCAGCGCCTACATGGTCGTATTTCCCAGTAATGCATTCGTTAACATACGCATCCATGTGCCGAGCAATGGTCCGCCCGGTAAGGGTAGTAGATTGTCCAATGCGCTTATCAAAGAAACGACACCCAGGGTTAAGAATAGCACCATACAAACTGTTGAGGTTAATTTTCTTAACCAATTGCCGCTTGTCCCAGTATTCTTCTTGCTCATGATCGCCTGCTTCCTTTGCTGTGACTAAAGTGGCCTGCATCTCTTGTCGTTCTTTGTACCAACGTGCAAGTAATCCAGGAATGATGCCTTGTTTCTCGTATGTGAAGATAGTGCCATTGGCACTCATGATCCAAGGTTTGTTACTGTTGAATATGATAGGCCAAATCTCTGCTGCCGACATTACGGACGTCTCTCCGTTTTGCCAATCAATAGTGATTTCAAAGCCTTTATTTTGTTCCATGACTGCTGTGTACTCAAGTGTGGCAAACAGGCCTTCCCAAGCCAATGCAAAGCTCATGCCACTGGCCATACGTTCTACAATATAAGCATCGGTTGCAGTGGATCGCAGTTGACCAACAATGGTCTCCGGTCCCATGTTCAAGGCACGAATAGCCGACGGATACAAACTTTTAATATCAATTGATCCAATGTCTTGATGCAGTCCTTTCTTGGGATACGCAACATACGCACCGGCTGCTTGTGTGTTTTCTTTGTCGCCAAATGCTCGACGGTTCGGAACAACCATGCCACGAGAGTGTGCTTCGTTGATAATGGCCTGTTCAGTTACAGCAACCGCACCCATAACTGTTGGCAGCAATACTGTGTTTTCATGTGCAATTGTGTTGGCCAGATCTAAAAACTTTAGTTTCTTATCAATCTTGTTTAACAAGACGACGTCTTGTCTGTTATACTCAATAAAAGTTTTGAAGTTTTGATTATACAGTTGATCCAAGGTGCCTTCGTATGCTGTCTTGCTGCCCAATTCTTCGTACTCACCGATTGCATCCAAGCTGTAGCTATGACGTTCTTCGTATGTGTACTTGCGATACAGTTGCATATAGTCCAGATGCACACGACCTGATATGTCGTATGTCAGACTTTCTTTTCCGTAGCGTTCAAATGTACGTGGCTTAGGCAGCTGACCCCAAAGACAAAAGCGTCGAGTATCATCCTTGCTCAGTATGCGTGTGACACGGTTGACAGTATAAGGTATATCATAACCTTCGCTATTCCACCCCGACAGCACATCTGCATCGTCAATTAAGTTTAAGAAGGTATCAAGGAGATCTGCTTCCCGGTCAAACATAAACGTGTTGTCAAACTCAGCTGCAATTTCGTTGGCAGTTTCCATGCTCATACTGTTAGGCGGGATGGCCAAGGTAATCAATTGGTCCAACCAGTCTAAGTAAATGGTAATTGCTGTAATGGGATTGAACGCTTCTTCTGTACTGGAGAAACCACGAACTTTATCAAAGTCAGTTTCAATGTCAAAGAACGCTGTGTGTAGTTTAGGTCCTTCTGCACCTAAAAAGTTTTCTGCCAAGCAACGGAACACAGGATTGATATCAGCTTCAAATGTAGTCTTGCCCGAATACATACGCAATTCTTTGCGGAACTCCTTGTTGTTGCGGCAGCTGAAACGACCGACTGGGTCGTCAAATATACTACGGAATTTACCTTTGGGATCTTCATAATAGAAGATATAATTTGCTGGATACTCTTGATACTTACGAACGCCATTGATGCGTTCTACTACGTGGATTCGATCCTTGTCGCGATCGAACAGGGCGTCTACATAACTCAAATTGCTTCTCCTGTGTGGCTTATGGCCCACTTGCCGTGTACTTGCCCGTAGAGTGGGCGATTCTCGTTACTATGTATTAATTATCATTCGCGCCAGGCCAATGCAATCAATCACAATCAAACACATATAATTGGCCAACAGTCCAAAACTACCTCTTGTCCAACAAGTCCAAGCAGCAGCACAACAACCGCTGATGAATATTGTATACAAGGGAATAACAGGAATGTTAGGTACTGTGGCAGCAAAAATAATAGCACTAACAAGGCTGCAGGCCCAGGAAAATACTTCTGCATAAAATCTCAGAGGCCATTCAGCGTGGTCCTTTTTAATGTATTCCCAAGAACCTGCAAGTACTTTGATCACAGCGTTTTGCCAACCGTAGTTAGAATGGTTTCTAACAGTTCGTGATCACTTTGCTCTCGACCAAATTCAGCCTTGTGTGCAAGACGAATTGCTTTCTTTAAAATGCCGGGTTTGATTTCCATTTCTTCAGCAATGGCTTTGATAGTGTCACTGAGTCCAGCATTGAGAGTTTCAACTTCGTGCATGACCTGCATGCCTTCATTGATGATTTGGGTAAGTTTGGCTTTTTGTTCAGTTGAAAATACTCGATCTGACATTGTACGACTCCTAGTATAAAACATTATTATACACGAGTATT